CCAGGATTTCCCCCGCCGTCATGGTCTTGTCGAAGCGGGTCTTCCAGTATTCCGGGGAGTTGATGATGCCGCGCTCGACGAGGGCCTCGAAGCCCTCCTTTTGCCATGCCGGGGTGCCCTCGGGGTAGCCGTCGTCGGGCGGCGTGGGCGGTGTGGGCTCCTCCGTCTCCGTGGCCTTGATCTGGCCCAGCAGCGTGACGATCTTCCCGCCGTAGCCCGCCCCGGGGACGGCCCAGCCGCGCCCGCTGGGGTTGTCCGCTGCGCCCAGCCACTCCACGAACTCGGCGACGCCCCGGGCCACGAGGGAGAAGCGCGGGTCGATGCACTCATTGACGAGGGGCTCCGTCGTGGCGTATGCCTTGAGATGCTGGATTTGAGCCCGGACGCCGGAGCGCGGGTCGGGGAAACTCGCGGCCTGTCCGGCGCTGTTCCCGTTGAGGGCCCCGAGCCCGCCGTAGTTGTTTTGTCCAGGCTGGACAATGCCGCCAAACTTGAAGAAGCCCGTCTCGTGGAGGCTCTGGGCGAAGGCCACGTCGCCCCGGACACCCTCCGCCTCGCCCTCGGCCAGGAATAGCCGGGCCAGCTCCTCCACGGTGCAGCTCGGGAGCCTGGGTTCGGCGTTCTTGCTCAGACAGAACGCCGCCATCTGCGCCGCCGTGGCCTCGGCGCTGCCCATGATCGCCGTCTTCCCCTCTGTGTCGAGCTTGTCGGGAGCCTCGGCGCTGTTGCTGATCTCGGCGAGCTTCGCCGCGACCTTCGCCTTGAACTCCGCCCAGCGGGGGAGGATGTAGAGCGGGCAATTCTTCCGGGCCCCCTGGACAATCTTGTCGGGGTGGCCCATCCAGTGATTGTGTGTGTAGAGCTGGTCGACCGTGAGGCCGTACTTCTTCAAGAGCAGCGCGGCGAGGAGGGCTCCGTTCTCCTCTGCCCCCAGGTCTTCCTTGCTCCCGGTGCCGTCCATGATGATCTCGATCGAGATCGTCGTCCCGTTGCCCGGGCCGCTGCCGTCTCCTGCGTGCCATCCGACCTCCGTGTCCTCGAGGTTCTGCCATGCGTTGATGTCGTCGACGTAGTAGTGAACGCGGGAGTCGTTCATGTTGGCGTTGGGCCACGTCGCCCGGGTGTACTGCTCCGCGTCCTCCTCCACGTTGGGGAGGTCGTTCGTGTTGTGGATGGTGACGCCCGCGACCTTGCCCGTGCCCCCGGAGAGGCGGCGGTCGGCCTTGTACTTGTCCCCCTTCTTGTACTTCCCGGAGTCCTTCGGCCATCTGGCCCCCCAGGGGATGATCTTCTGATTGATGACGAGGCCGTACTCCGTCCTCGTCGCGTCGGGTGT